CGCCTTATGGGTTAAAACTGCAACAAACAATTACAGGTAGCGGTGCTATGGGTACGGCAACTGGTTCTTCCGTAATCCCTGCAAGCATTCAAAGAGTTTACGCAGTTGTTATTGGCGGTGGTGGGTCAGGCGGCTCTACGGCTACTGGTGGTGGTGGCGGTGGCGGGGCAGGCGGATATTCTGCTGGTTGGACTTATGTTTCAAATACCGTAACTGTCGGTGCGGGTGGAACAAGTTCTGTAAGTGCTACTGGTAAGCCTGGAGAGCCAAGTGTTTATGGGATAGTTTTTGCTGGTGGCGGTTCAGGCGGCCCTGCGTCTGGTTCTGGAGGCGCTGCTGCTGGAGCAACAACTGTTGGAACAAGTACTCAAACTACTTCAACTATTTCTTACACGGGAGCGCCCGCTGTAACAGGTGTAGTAGGTGCTACTGGTGGAACTGGCTATGCCGCAGGTGGACAGACTGCTGGTGCTTCAACAGGTAATACTGGTGGATCGGGTGTTTGTTCTGCTGGTGGAAGTGGCGCAACAGGAACAACTGGAACAATAACTGGTGGAGCTGGTGGTAGTGGACTAATTACTGGCGGCGGTGGTTCTGCGGGAACATCAGGTTTAGCAACAGGCGGCGCTGGTGGTCAGGGCGATTTCTTTGCTGGTGGTGTAGGCACATCAGGCACAGGAACATCTTTTGGTGGAGGCGGTGGTGGAGCAGGAATTTCGTCTGCTGGTTCTGACGCTTCTGGTAAAAATGGCGGTAATGGTGGATTAGGCGGCGGTGGTGGTGGCGGTGCTTCTACTGGTGGCACTTCTGGTGCTGGTGGTCGCGGCGAAGTAAGACTTTATTACTAAGGAGTAAATTATGAGCCTATCCATTTACAGCAATCCTTCATTTACTGATTCTCCTTATGGGTTGAAATTGCAACGCACAATTACCGCAACAGGAACAAATACAATTACAGATATTCCTACTGGTATCAACCGAGTTTATGTAGTTGTTATTGGCGGTGGTGGCGCAGGAAGCACTCAAACAACTGGTGGTGGCGGTGGTGGCGGTGCTGGTGGTTATTCCGCAGGCTGGACTTATGTTACAACTTCCGTAACTGTTGGAGCAGGTGGCACAGGAACTTCAACTGCGGGTGCTGGTGCAAATGGCGGTTCAAGTATTTACGGAATGGTTTTTGCTGGCGGTGGTTCTGGTGGACAAAATAGCGTTTTTGGTGGTTCTGGTGGTGGAGCAACAACTTCAACTGGTGCTACTTCAACTATTTCTTATACTGGAGCGCCAGGCGCGTCGGCATCAGTTGGTTATGCTGCGGCAAATGGTAACGCTGGTGTTTCAAGCGGAGGCGGTAGTGGAAGTGCAACAACAACTGGAACGCAAACTGCAAATGCTGGCGCTCAAGGGCTAATTACTGGTGGTGGCGCAGCCGTAGGAACCGCAGGTTTAGGCACAGGCGGTAATGGTGGAACTGGCGATTTCTTTGCTGGCGGTAATGGTTCATCAGGCACAGGAATTACTTTTGGCGGTGGTGGTGGCGGTGCTGGAATTTCTAGTGCTGGTATTGACGCTTCGGGTAAAAATGGCGGTAACGGCGGAGATGGTGGCGGTGGTGGGGGCGGCGCTTCCACATTAGGAACTGCTGGCTCTGGTGGTCGCGGCGAAGTAAGAATCTATTTCTAAGGAGAAACTATGGCTATAAAATACGAATACAGTTCAGATTGTTGCAACCATTTCTATATTGAAATACGCAACCCTGAAGATCAGCAAGTAATGACTAAATGCAATATCTGCGGGCAGGGCGATTATGTCTTGACGGCGCAGACGGAAGAACAATCCCCAACAGTTTCGGAGTAGCTCTCAATGGCAATTTACAATCAAGGCGTTGCCTATAACGCAGCCGGAGTTACTTATAACTCAGCATCAACTGCTTATACGGTTAGTTCGTCTATTGCCATTTCTTCAACTGCCACAGTTTTAGCAACACTCCTTACTCTTACAGGAGCATCATCTTCTTTTGCTGCAAACCTTACGGCAGATGCTAGCGTAACTAGATATTCTGAAACATCAAATAATTTCATAGTAACCCCAAGTGCAAATGCTTTTCAAAATTCTTATCTTTCAACTTCATCTCCAATCACAATTACTCTTGCAACTGATGTTGTAAAAAACCAAACTGCAAGTTCATCAACTCTAATAAATGCAACCATTGCAGCAGATGGTGTAAAAAACCAAAGTATAAGTTCATCAACGCCAGTAACTGCAAATCTTTCGGCTTCAATAATATTTGCAAAATTTGCCAATTCATCAGCACCAATAACTGCAACTGTTACTTCGGCTGTAAACAAGACAGTTGTATCTGATTCATCAACCGCAGTATCTGCCGGACTTACTGCTAGCGCTTCTGTAAATAGTTTAGTTAATACAAATACAAACATAAGCGTTAATTTGCCAGCGACTGTTTCATTAAACGTGTTGGCTAATTCATCTTTAACAGTTACAACTTTATTTTCTGCCAAAGTAAAGAAATCTAACCAATTTACCGATCACGATATTGTGGTATTTGGTGAGGTAATGCCTCGCCGTTGGTCAGGTTTGATAGCTGACCCAAGATGGGTAGGGCAAGTAGCCGATCAAAGAAACTGGGAAGGTACTCTCCTGACTAAGCGTTGGGCTAGTGGTATCCTTGTGGATCGTAATAAGTTTGCGACATTAGCCGATAGGCGATGGGAAGGAACCCTTCAATGACCAATATCTATCCTCGGGAGAGCGTAGAATTTCAACCTGTTCTCATCACCTTAGACAACACGGTTATCACTACCGCAGTTCAATTTGCAGTCCTTACAACCACAGATAGACCACAAACCTCAGACTGGTTTGATGCGACCCTTTTAAGTGGCGCTACAGGCTTTCTAACCGGCACTTACGCTAAGGGAACTTGGAAAGTATGGGCGCAAATCACCGACTCGCCAGAGATTCCTGTTATAGATTGTGGTAGTTTTCAGGTATCATAATTTCGTTGCGCCCCTGACCCTCACAAGTCCGATCACTTGTGGGGGTTTTTCTTTGCGTGTCGGAGATATATCTGCCGTAATCTGTTAGCCTTCGTTCAACCATTAGAAAGGGTTGAACAATGATTGATAAAATTCTTGAAGATCGTCAAGAACAATACGGCGATGCCGAAGTCAATTTCTCAATAACTGGTCGTATCTGGGGCGCTATGCTTCAGACTGACGATATTCCTGCTTGGCAAGTGGCGCTAATGATGGATGCTTTTAAATCCGTTAGGTGTATTGCTAATCCTTATCACCAAGATTCTTGGCAAGACAAACTTGGATACATACGCCACGGTATTACAATGATAGAGGCATAATGGGATTACTCGATGATCTAAATAATCCTGCTAACTTTCTACATTCCAGCAGAGGCAAATGTACATTTTGTACATTTTTGGAAGTTTTGCCCAAAGAAGAAAAAGATTTAATAACCGAGCGTGTCGCTGATAAAACTATAACCAGTTCATCTCTCAGCCGAGTATTAAAAGCCAATGGGCATAACATAAATGAAAGCGTTATCTCCCGCCATAGAAGGGGAGACTGCGCTAGTGGCGTTAAAGGATGATTTAGATAAGTTAAAAGAAGAATCAAACCCTGAGATTGTTGAACTGCGCCAAGCGCTAAACAACACTCAGAAGCAATTAGCCAAAGCTAAGATCCGTAATGACGAACTTGTAATTGCTACCCAACGTGGTGCTTATGAGGCGATGCTTGCTCTCGGGAAAGTAGTACCGGTTACTGCCCCAAAAGTAGATAACCGTAAAGCAAAGCCTGAAGTAGCCCTAGTCCATTCAACCGATTGGCAAGGCTCAAAAGTAACCACTTCCTACAATAGCGAAGTAATGCGAAAGAGAGTTCTCCAATTCGCAGATAAGATCATTCACTTAACTGAACTCCAGCGCCAGCACCATCCTGTAAAAGAATGTGTTGTTATGTTTGGTGGAGATATGGTGGAAGGTCTTTTCAATTATCCAGCACAACTCTGGCAGATTGATGCTTCGCTATTTGGGCAATTTACTACCGTATCTAGATTGTGCGTGGACTTTGTTCGAGTGATGCTTGCTAACTTTGAAAAAGTAACTGTTGTCGCTGAGTGGGGAAACCACGGGCGCATAGGTGGCAAGCGAGCTGAAGTTCCTAAGAATGACAATGTTGATCGTATGGTTTACGAAATGGCTAGGCAGATCCTTGCTAACGAAAAAAGATTAACCTGGGAAGATTGCCCAGAAGATATTCAAGAAGTAGCCGTTGGCAACTATCGTGCTTTATTAATGCACGGAGACGAACTTGGGCGATCAGGATTTGCTAGTCCTGCTGCGTGGATTGCTGGTGCTAACCGTTGGAAAGCCGGCGCTCACGATTACGATTTCCACGATATTTATTTAGGTCATTATCATCGCCACGCACAAGAACCAATTCAAAAGAACTTTAATCTTTATTGGACTGGCTCTATTGAAAGCGATAACCGATACGCAAGAGATTCAATGGCTGCGTCAGGTATGCCAAGCCAGCGCCTTCACTTTGTAGATCCCGATAAAGGTCGTGTAACGGCTCAGTATCAAGTTTGGTTAGACTAAAAAAATTTACTTTGAATACTGCACCATCGTTTGATACGGCGGTGCAGTAAAAGCAGTAAGTTCGGTTGCAATTTCCATAGCCCGCATTGGCTCTGCTCCGGCAGATAAAGCGCCAAGAGCGTAAGCAGCTCCTGATCCAACCCCATATAACCCATTGCTAGATTTCATTACTGCAAGTTCTTGGTCAACATCAAAGAGTTCGCCATTGACTGCAATAAGGAATTGAAATCTTGAACCTGAATCTTTTTCTTGATCTTCGTCAAAATTATAACCATTGGCTTTAAGACACTCACGAAGCGAAGGCATAGCTTTTGAAATCATAAAATGGTAGATATCCTGGCGATCTTTAGAAGTAACCGTTGGTGGGTTCCAAATATGTTGGGCAATATCGCATGGACTAACCTCTCCACTGCCGGCAATTAAAAATGATCCGCGCTCGCTAATCTTTACCATTTCTGGGTGGCTATAAATCCTGCCACTATCATCTGTTACTCGACTATCAGCTATTAAAGAACACCGGTTCTCATATTCAACTCCGAGTATGGTGGTCATTCTTCTAGTTCCTCTGGAAATCCTGTAAGTAAACTCATAACAGTTATATCAATGTTTTGTTCCTTGGCAGTATTCATTGCCTCTTTAAACAACACTAAAGTCCGAGCCGTTAGATCATCTAGTCCATCTGGGTAATTCAACTCAGTCTGAACGGAGATACTAAGCCCGCCTAGTCTCATCTCAATCGAAGAAAATGCCATAGGTTATCCTCTCACGCCGCCCCCGCGACACGCCGAAATCAGGTTTGGGGCGCATTATTGACTGGATAGATTACGAAGGTATAGATTACGCCTAACGGCTAAAAGGCCCCTAACGAAAGGTTGAAGATGAGCGATAATGGCTTAGTTCTAAAAGCAGACCAAGATTTTTGGTCAGATTCACAGATTGCTGCACTTACCCAACTTGGATTAGCAAGAGCTTCCAAGGGTGATTTGCAGGTTTTCTTTCACCAATCACAACGCACGGGATTAGATCCCTTTGCCCGCCAGATTTATATGATCGAGCGCGGTGGGCGCTACACAATCCAAACTTCTATTGATGGCTTCCGTATTGTCGCGCAACGCTCTGGCAACTACGGCGGTCAAACTATGACCGAATGGTGTGGCGAGGATGGCATTTGGAAGGATGTTTGGCTATCCAAAGAACCACCTTCTGCTGCTCGCGTTGGCGTTTTTTACAAGGATATTTCTAACCCAACATACGCAACTGCTAAATGGGATTCATACGCCCAGGCAAGTCCTATCTGGAAAAAGATGCCTGATTTAATGCTTGCTAAATGTGCCGAAGCATTAGCACTACGCAAAGCATTTCCTAATGATTTATCTGGAATTTATACAAGCGAGGAAATGGCTCAAGCAGATGCAGTTCCAGCAAAAGTCGCTGCTGCAAAACCTTTAACCCCCGCAAAGCAATTTGCCGAGGAAGCAATTCTCCGAGTATCTCATTCAGAAGATGAGATCAATTATATTCGTGATGTAATGGCTGAGATCCGCACAATCGAAGAAGTAGATTTGTTGCGCGAGATTTGGAAAGAAGATAAAAAGTACCTTGATGTAAGAGTTGATGGAACAACAATCAAGGATGCTTTGCAACTTCGCGTCAGTCAGCTTGGCGAAACAAAGACTGTAGATGCTGAGGTGGTTAAGTGAGTACCGCAGTTGGTCAGGTTCTAGCAGATACCGGCGGTAAGGCTGCCCTTATCGCTAAGGCACTTTGGTCAGTTAAATCTGATATTTGGTTTGGTGCTATTGAAACTGGATTTAGATTTACTGCTGAAGATTTAATCAATGCGATTGGAACTCCTAGCACAGTAAAAAATAATAACGCAGTTGGCGCAAAGATCCGTGTTTGGTCGCAAAGCAAGAAAATTGTTTGCGTTGGTTACAAAAAATCTGAGCGTTCGATTTCTCACGCAAGGGTTATTTCAGTATGGGAAAAATTATGAGCCACACAATTACCCCAGTTCAGGTCGAAGCAAGGTTGGTTTCGCTATCTAAAGAGATTGATTCAGTTCAGATCGAACTCAATGAGGCAGAAAAACAATACTTCACGATCAAGGCTCAATACGAAATAGCCCTAGCCCATTCTCGGAAAAATATGATGAATGTTAAAACCGAAGGTGGCAAGGCTTTAACCGCTACCGAGAAAGATGATCTAGCTTTACTTGAAAATGAGGATATTCATTTGAAGATGGCTTCTGCTGAAATCCTAGTTCGTGCTACTCGCGGAAACGCAGCGCGGATTAAAACCCAAGTAGATATTGCTCGATCAATCGGCTCATCAGTTCGCAGTTCAATGGAGTTAATGTGAGTGAAGATACTGGAGTATTTCTTTATAA